GTAAGCGGTAGGTCGTCTGTTCGAATCAGACACTGGGCACCAGTTTTTCGGAGTGTAGCGCAGTCTGGTAGCGCACCTGGTTTGGGACCAGGGGGTCCAAGGTTCGAATCCTTGTACTCCGACCAAGAGCAGAGGATAAGTTACATTATCCAGTATGAGTCGCAAGGTACCGCGGTAAATCCTTGGGCAAGCAATAGTACATAAACGCGATGTAACAGGTGGTAGTGATCTACTAACGGGCCAGCCTCAAAAATTGTGTCCACCAAATATATGCGGGTAGACAGGACAAGGGGCGTCCAGCAGCCTTCCAAGCTGAAGATCGCGGAGTTCGACTCTCCCTACCCGCTCCATAAAACCCGGTTACACTTTCCGTTATTAAAGTGGGTGAGCTGACCACCAAAGGCACAGCAGGTGCGTAAGATCTACCGTGGTCTCCTGTTGGGGAGGTGCCGAAAATATCTTAGGGGGAGAACACAACTTAAAGCCAAAGCAAAAAATGTGTGGACAGAGTAACAGCTCAGTTTAGGGCCTATGTGGTGTAGGTAGCTAAACACTTATTCTAGCGTAAGGTAAATATCATATATGAACAAGCACGATTACACTCAACTTGCTTACGCTAAAATTAACTTAACATTCGATCGCGAACTTTTTATTAAAGAGTACGATCAATATATTTTACCAGCAGGCATACCATTATCAAATAGCCAAGGTATTGTTTACCTTACTACCAAACTAAATGAAATGTGGGGCATGGTACCACCTGAAATTTATAACACAGGTGACGTATGGGTCCAACCAGGTAGTGCGGCAACATTAAAGTACATTACTCGGGACCGTCCGTGTTGGCTAATGACACAGCTTATGGAGTTAGATACAACTAACGTTGACGATCCGTTAATGAAGCGTTGGGCAAAAACAGGCGGACAAAGTATTCGAAATGAAACATTAGGACCAGAGTACAAATGGAATATTAAAGATGAATTTAAACATCTTGAAATTTGGAAATGGATTCAAACCTTACCTTTCAAGAAAATTAACAGCCTCCATTGCGTTAGTATTGAACCCGGCGGCTTTTCTGTAATACACAGAGACATGAAAGGCTTCTACGACTCACAGTCGAGTGCAGGAGTTAGTAAGGTTGCTAAAAATGGTTATGTGATTATGACATTAAACATTACCGATGGTGGTGGTCCGTTGTATTGGGCACTAGATGGTGAAGAATGTACCAAGCCGTTAAAAGCTAATGATGATGTTTATTTGACCAATGATTATTTCTTACACGGCGTTCCTGTAATGACCAGCCGTAGAAGGCAATTAAGAATTACTGGAATCCCAACTGAAGAATTGTGGGATATGATCGACCATTCAACTGTAATCGATGTAGGCCCAGACTATAATTATGACCCAAATTATCTAACACGTAATGGGTTTTGGAAAGTTAATTGATTATTCCCTGATAGCTCAGTTGGTAGAGTAACGGACTGTTAATCCGCTGGTCGCTGGTTCGAGCCCAGCTCGGGGAGCCAAATTATCGCGAGGTATAGAAACGGTATCTTACCAGTCTCATAAGCTGGTGTTGGGGGTTCGATTCCCTCCCTCGCAACCAAACTATAATGCCACTAAATTTTACACACACAGAAAGTATTGATGTATAAAGTAATAGGAAAAGAAGAAACACTTAAAGTTCTTACATTATCAGAAGCGATGAATGTTGCTAAACATTTAAACGAGTTTGTAACCATAACTGGACCAAATTTTGAGATAGTAGGAATGTTTGGAGTAGACAGCATCAAAGATGGCAAGTGCCCAGATGGTGTTGCATACGATTGGAACAAGGCTAGTCGAATTGGCCGTGTTAAAAAAGAGAGAGTAGCATGAAACGAGTAATTGAAATCCGTGCCGCAGAAGGCGGCGATGATTCTAAACTATTTGTCAGCGACCTTGCTGACGCTTACCAACGACTTGGCAACAAGCTAGGCTGAATTACTCACATACAGGGCTCGTGGCCAGGGGAAATTCATATCCTGGTTACCGGCCCTGATCTTACGGATTTAGAATCAGAAGCAGGCGGTCATCGCATACAGCGCATACCACCAACTGAACGCAAAGGCCGCGTTCATACATCAACCGTTACTGTAGCAGTCATAGATCCGGAAGTTACCGCAGTTGCGTTTAATGAGCGCGATTGCGATATAGATTGGTTCTCGGGCACAGGGGCAGGTGGACAACACCGCAACAAGCACCAAAACAGTTGCCGCATAACTCATAGGCCCACAGGTATAACAGCCGTGGCTCAATGTAGGAGCAGGACCAATAGCTTCAATGAGGCAATGAGTAATATACAAAAAAGGCTTGACGAAACGGCCAGATCAAAGTATAATACAGCTATCGCCCAGGACCGTAAACTACAAGTTGGATCTGGTATGCGGGGAGACAAGATTAGGACCTATCGTTTTCAAGACGACCGTGTCCAGGATCATATAACAAACAAGACAGCAAGTGTGAAAAAAGTTCTTGCTGGCAATTTTGATTTATTGTGGAATTAATATGGGAAAGACACGCAAAAGAGTTTTGGATCGTAGTTTTGATCTTGATTTAAACGACATTTTTGATGGCCGCCAAATTGACGATGTTATTGCAGAATTGCAAGCACTTGACTCAAAGGTTGCATACGGTAGCGGATATACTGCAAAGTTTCGAGTCGAATACGGTTACGAGTACACAGACGTTTATATGGATGTGTATCGTGATGAAACTGACAAGGAATATGATGCACGAATGCTTCGTGAAGCAAAGGCAAAAGAAAAAGCCCAAAAAGCTCGCGAAACAAAATTAGAAAAGGCCCGCCAGCAACTTTATCAAAAGGAAGCCAACGAGCGTGCCGAGTACGAACGTTTGAAAGAAAAGTTTGGAGCATAGTATGAATGAAGCATTGGTTAAAATTGTAGCAAAGACACCTGACGCAAAAAAGATTGCCAAGCTAGAAAAAGAGCTTGCTAAACTTAAAGAGAAGATTAGCGACTTGGAGTACGAAAAGCGTAATTTAGAATTCAGTTTGGCATCAGAGCGCACCTGGCGTCAGGACTTTCAGCGTTTAATGAAAGCCGCGGTACAGGAAGATAATCTAATTGAGTACGAAAGGCGCTACTGGTGAAAAATGAATTAGACTTTTCTAAGCCTGTGTACATGCCATGTGGCGGTGTAGCTTACTTTGATCATTCTAGTGGTTTTAGTTATAGGTGTGCTACATGTATGGCAGTAATTGGTAGCATTGGTATGCCAAGAGAATGCCGTGACGAGTATAGAAAAATGGAAATGCTAGATATTATTGCTGGCGAAAAAAAGAGTTTTACATTTTAAGGAGATTGACATGAGTCAAATTACCGTTTGGAAATGTGATCAGACAGGTAAACTGTTTGAGGATCAAACAAAATACAAGAGCCACCTGCGTAAGCTGGCTCGCGAACGAAATACCAAGCGAAAGCTGATGGTTGCTGAAGCCGTTGCGAACCAAAAGTGGAACGAACTGTACGAACGTGAGCAAAGCATTCACGACTGGGCTTGCATGGTTATCAACCATCAAGACATGTTCTGGGCAGAAGCCGCAAAGCATGATGCCTACGATTGGTCAGTTGTTGGTAAGACACACGGTCGCAAGAAGGACACAGTTGTTTGCCCAGTTCCTCGTCTACTAGAGTTTACTCAGTTTGATGTTCACTGGAACCCTAAAGTTAGCAACAGCCATTCATGCCCTCACAATGGTGTTACATGCTGGAGTAGCCGCGAAGCTGAAGATGGTCGCCCACAAAGCTACCCTGGTTGGAGTGGTCGTATTGAATGGATCGTTGCCTGGCCCAAGGAATGGGATGGCACTTACATTGGCGGAGACCTTTTCAGTGGTGGCACATTCCGCACTGGTCGTCAACGTGCTCATACTGGCACAGGCGGTGGTGGTGGTATGCGCTACAGCGAAAAGCACGGATGCCATGTCATGAGCTTTGGCTATGACTTCCGTATCTTTGCCGCAGACTGGCCAGGCATGGCTCGTTATGAAGGTATGAAACAAATGGCCGAAGTGCTATCAGGCAATCGTCAATGTATTGACTATGCCTTTTAATTTAAGGAGATATTATGCCATGGATTGAAAATGTAAGTTTAAGTGACATTCCCAAAGGACGTCATCATAACGCTGGCGAAAATTCTATGCTGATCCAGATTGTTGACCCTGGCATGGAATTTCCTACACCCATGCACAAGTTTAAAGAAACACACCAGTTTCAGTTTTTAGACGTTGAGGAAAATGATCACGTATTAGAAGAAGAAATGCGTTGCAGTCACGAGCAAGCCGCTGAACTTGTTCGTCTACTACAACATGCTCTTGACAAGCGTATGAACGTAGTTGTGCATTGTGTTGCAGGTGTTTGCCGTAGTGGTGCAGTTTGTGAAGTTGGTGTTATGTTAGGCTTCAACGATACCGAAGCATTTCGTAGCCCTAACTTACTTGTTAAGCATCGCATGATGAAGCACCTTGGCTGGACTTATGACGAGAACGAGCCTCATACAATCAATGGTGTAGTTACCGATTGGGGCTTTGTTCTTCCTAAGGAACGCGAAGGCGACATCTAACATTACTACCTATAAATAGGGATATGCATAAAGACTACCATATCCCTATTCCTTCCTTGTTGCCTACACCCGAAGATTACGCACAAGCAGAAGAGTTTATTTTACCTGCAATTAGAAAAGAAGCAGAACGCTTTTTTAAAGAGAACGGGCCAAAGTTTGATAAAGTAAATATTGATCAAAATTTATTTGAAAACTGGTCGCTAGCTAACAGGATACGAGCACATTTTAAAGAACTAGATTTAGAGTTACGTAGATTTTGTGTGTTTGTAGGTGCCGCAGGATTTGGCTCTAATGCATCACCACATGTCGATGCATGGGCAAATGATATCCCAATGATATCTCGTTTAAATGTTCCTTTATTTGGCTATAAAGGTGCAGAACTTATGTGGTGGAATACTTACGCTGACGATCTTAGAATCGAAGTGCGTAGATTTCACCTATATGATCCAGTCACTGGTGAAGAATATAATGCATTTAGCTATTTGTCAAAATCTGGCCAAACATGGGAAGCCCCTGCATTTTCTGTAAAAGATCCTGGACCTTGCTGGAACCATGTTGAGTTGTGTCATAAGTTGTCTTTAGTTGGCACAACAGAAATGCGTGTTAATATTACAGCAGAACTTAAAACCCAGATTCCTTGGGTTGACCTAGTACAGAGATTAGAAGCTAATGGTTATTGTTGAGGCAGATTGTTGCCGTACTTGGCAATAGACTCGTCAAGCATACGCTCAAGTTTAATCCAGTCATAGTCTAGGCTCATTGAACATAAAATCTTAGAGTATCCTTCGATTTTTATTGCTCCGTGAGCATAGTCTTTATTATTATACATAAAGACATTAGAAGGTGCATTTACTGTATCTACTGGTATCAAACCAGTTTTATCAGCAGGGACCTTGGTTGTTTTGAAATCGTTTGCAACAGGCATTAAGAAAAATGTTGGTGAAGGATTATGATCTTCGATCATCATTCTAATAGACGAAGGCCACGGCAACTGCTCATGCATATCTCTATGCATACCAATCTCTCTAACGTTTGACCAAAATAAAACTTGGCTAACTTTCTTAACCGGTAACAACTCGTGTATTGCTTGAAAGAATTTAGGGAAAAGCTTATAACCATCTACTTTTGATTCGGTCCATCTATCATCTGCTTCTGCGGTAGTGTATGCAATAATGCCATCCCAGTTCGCTTCGACCCATTGGTTTGTCCATCCAGGGTTTTGTCTTTTATACTCAGCGGCCTCTTCTGGGGTGCGTGGATCTCGTGCATCTGGCTTCAGGCGCAAAATAGGCTTTTTGTGTTCTTCCCATACTTGGTGAAAATTATCATCTATTTCAATGCGCGGCACATCTAAAAACACATAAGGAATGTTTTTGTATTTTTCAGCAAAATGTGCAGGCCAGTTTTTTTCGTTGTAAGTCATGAAATACTTATCAACGATTATAGGCATACGCTAATATCGACATAGGAAAATACAATGGGTTTTAATGGTTTTATAGTTGATTTCTATGATATATACTTGTATACTTGAACTATCAGTATAAACACTGAGCTCTGATGCTTATGAAAGATCAGAGCGCACTCGCTTAACAAGGAGAAATAAGCATGAAAACAGTTGGAGATAAATTAGCACCGTTCGCAGTCACAGGAGTGAAGCCAGGACAACCAGAAGATGCGTTCTATACCATTACAGAAAACAGCTTCGAAGGCAAATGGAAAGTAATCGTTTACTACCCAAAGGACTTTACATTTGTATGCCCTACAGAAATTGTGGCCTATGACAAGTTGGCACAAGACTTTGCTGACCGTGATGCAGTATTGCTAACAGGTAGCACAGACAATGAGTTCTGTAAAGTAGCATGGCAAAAGAGCCACGATGACTTACGCAAGATCACACACCACCAGTTCGCTGACACACAACGTGGCGAATTGAGTTTGATTGAACAGTTGGGTGTATTCTATGCACCAGCTGGTGCGGCATTACGTGCTACATTTATTGTTGATCCAAACAACGAAATTCAACACGTTACTGTAAACAACTTGAACGTTGGCCGTAGCCCAGAAGAAACACTTCGTGTTCTTGATGCGCTACAGACTGGTGAGCTATGTGCTTGTAACCGTACAGTAGGCGGAGAAACACTATAATGGCATTCATCGACGCAGTTAAAGGTGCGTTGCCAGACTACGCAAAGGACACTAAGTTAAACTTGGACGCTGTCCTTTTGCGTAGCACATTGGATCCTGATGTTGCTATGGGCTGTGCTGTAGCGGCTTTGGCTGCAACCGGCAATGGTAAAGTGTTAGCAGTTATGCTAGCAGACAATCCAGTACACGCAGAGTCAGCAATGACTGCCGCTAGCATCATGGCACAGAACAACGTTTGGTACCCATTCGTTGAAATGGCAGATGATCCAGCTCTAAAAGGATTGCCAGCACAGTTACGCATGAACGCTATTGCTAGCCACGGTGGAACTACAAAGGCAAACTTTGAAGCATTTAGTCTTGCCGCAAGTATTGTAGGCAAGTGTCACTTCTGCGTTAAGGCGCACTACGACACACTAAAGGCAGAAGGCTACACCGTAGAGAACCTTCGTGATATTGGACGTATTGCCAGTGTCATGAATAGTGTTGCTAAAGTACTAAACAGTTAATCTGGTTGACAAAATAAAACGGTTATAGTATAATCACTGTAACCGTTTTTCATGGAGTGTATATGTTAGATTGTTTGATCCTAGGTGATAGTATTGCAGTTGGTACGGCTCAAGTTAGAACCGAATGTGTTAGCTATAGCAAAGGCGGTTGGAACTCTTGGCAATGGAACAAACACTACATTGACAAAGAAAACAAAGACCTAACTGCCAGGTCCGTTATCATCAGTCTCGGCACCAATGATCACAACGGTGTAAAAACGTTTGACGAACTCCTCAAAATGCGTAGAAGCGTGACAGCGATGAGGGTCTATTGGATCTTGCCCCCGTGCAACGACAAGTTTTGCAAGCCGCATGTCAATGACATTGTTGAACTCATTGCTAAAAACTACGGCGACACCGTTATTAATACTAAACGCTTACAAGCAGATGCTATCCATCCAAGTTGGGCCGGCTACAAAGAGCTAGCAGAGCAAAGCAAAAAATAAGTGTTGTATTTTTACAACAAGGCTTGACAAAAGATAAAAAGATGCTATACTAAAGACTCACCCAACAGAAAGGAGCGCAAAATGCCCAGAATTGCAAAACCCGCAGTCCAGGCTTTCAAAGTTGAGCTAACCGAGTATGAAAGGGGTTGGGGTCAAAAGCATTGGGACACCGTCTACTTCGACAACGAAGCAGAAGCCCGGCAGTATGCTATAGACTACAACCTAAAGCATAACAACCTGCCGTCAGCACCTGATTGGTATGTGAGAGCAGACTATGCAGGTGCAGTAAGATAAAAAGTTTTAAAAAGAGGTTGACAAGGCAAGCATCTGGTGTTATACTAGATGCTTGTTAAACAAAAAGGCATTTTGCCAAAAAGACGAAATTTTCCGCCATAAGTCAAACAGAGGTTGACAGACAGGCTAAGTAAGTGTACAATGATTACTATGATGAACAAACTCATTTCAAATCCGAATCAAAGAAACTGGTGCTCAAAACAGAGTAGCCGCTTCTCTGACTCTTTTGAGATGACTTATCGTCATATTCTAGGAGCTCATCCAGGATAAAGTAATCTAACCGTTTACTCAGACCCTGGATGTCCCAAAAGACTCCAGGGTTTTTCGTTTATGTAAGGAATTTTAGGTATTGAATAAAAAGTTAAAGGAAGCCGAGTGGATTCGAATGCACACACTTAACAAGGATCAGTTTAACAAACTGATTCAAGAAAAGTTAAAACGTGCGGCAGAACAACGAGCGGCATTGCATAGGCAGGAGATACTAATTCAAAAGTATCGTTGATTGCAAAGTGTGAAGGACTCCAGCAACGCGAGCTGGGCTAGGCACTATAAACATCTAGCAAATGGGCGGCCTTGGGGATGAAACTCTTCTTGTAGAGCGAAAAATCCAAGCGTATTAAAGAGCATAGAGTTGACTTGGGCTGAGATGCCGCAAACTGTGTTCTTTAATACACACATTCGCAAGAGTGTGTTAAAGATTATGGGGGTTGCCCACTACGGCGGACTGTAAATCCGTTCCTGAAGGTAGTGAAGTCAAGGCACGTGGAGCGTTACCATCAACCCCCACCAAATTTACTCTGTTAGATTATCGGTTAGATCAGTGGACTTTCAATCCGCAGAGACGGGTTCGACTCCCGTACAGAGTACCAAATATGGCTCGTTAATATAGTGGTAATTATACTTGGCTGTCTACCAGGTTACAGGAGTTCGATTCTCCTACGAGTCGCCAAATATCGAAGCGTGGCAGAGTCCGGTTTATTGCAACGGTCTTGAAAACCGTCGGATCAGAAATGGTTCCGTGAGTTCGAATCTCACCGCTTCGGCCAGTTCGAGACTGCTCATAGTTCACTGCAATGGGCTATGACAGGTTGCGTGGTGTGCTGGTAGCACAGCAGAAGGTAGTACCCAACGAAAGGCTTGCAGGCCTAGTAAGTGGAGAAGGCGGACGCAGGGTTGGGTTCGAATCCCAAAGCATTTACTCTTTATTTTGCCCCGGTGACGGAATTGGTATACGTGTTGGTCTTAGAAACCAAATTTTAGGAGTTCGACTCTCCTCTGGGGCACCAATTATAGATGATTAGCGTAGTGGTAGCGCATCACATTGACATTGTGAGGGTCACTGGTTCGATCCCAGTATCATCTACCAATATAGTGAGTTGACAGAGTCTGGCTAATTGTGCCTCCCTGCTAAGGAGTGCGTCCTAGAAATAGGGCACTAGGGTTCAAATCCCTAACTCACTGCCAGTTATATGTTGGGGATTCGCCAAGTTTGGCCTAAGGCACCGGGTTTTGATTCCGGCATTCACAGGTTCGAATCCTGTATCCCCTGCCATTATATTAAAGCGTTTTGGCAGTAAGCCCTGGTCTTACTGTGTAACCAGGGACCGTAAGCAGAACGCTCCAATATAATGCCCCGTTCGTTCAATGGATAGGATACGATGCTACGAACGTCGGGATGGTGGTTCGATTCCATCACGGGGTGCCAATTTTTATGTACGGGTGCCCGAGCGGCCCAAGGGAACTGATTGCAAACCAGTAAAACCGTCGGTTCAAATCCGACCCCGTACTCCAATTATAGCCCGTTAGCTCAATAGTAGAGCACTCGACTGATAATCGAGCGACCCAGGAGCGTTACCTGGACAGGCTACCAATTTCTATTCCGCGAAATCCGAGCAAGGTGCATGGACCTGACTGTTAATCAGTGGTTAGGTGAGTTCGATCCTCACACGCGGAGCCAATTTTTCTCGCATTCGGTTAGCGGCTATACCACTCCGTTTGGGGCGGAGACTTCGAAGGTTCGAGTCCTTCATGCGAGACCAAGTTTTGTTAAAGTGTCAGCAAGAGAATGTCACGCTATCTAGGTAAGTTCGAACTACCGAAATAGTAGAAGGGGACGGGTTCAACTCCCGGCTGATCGGAAGATCGGCGCAGATTGGTTGCTAACTGGACTAGTATCCCAAGTGACGTACCGAGTCCTGCCCGGGCTAGTTAATCCAGGTGAATGGTGCATATAACGATGGTTGCACTACTTTAACAAATTCAATATAGAAGCGTAGCATAGCGGCTAATGCGCCACCTTCATACGGTGTTTATCGTGGGTTCGAGTCCCACCGCTTCTACCAACATGCCGCTTTAGCTGATGTGGTCATAGCAACGGTTTGAAGCATCGTGGAACTAGGTTCGATCCCTAGAGGCGGCACCAAATTTATTTTAATGTTCAAAAGGAGAACGACATGAAACGTGCTAAACGTTAGTGTCATTCTTGACCCCGTATGGTCAGGGATGGCACGTAAAAGACAAATCTAATACGATCCATCCCTTCGAGGTGTTATGGTAGCATACTCGGCTCTTACCCGATGAGGTGGCGGTTCGAATCCGCCTGGAGGGACCATATGGGGGTATAATTCAAAGGCTAGAATAGCCGGCTTTTAACCGGTCTATCAGGGTTCGAGTCCCTGTGCCCCTACCACTTAGCGAAACATATTCATCATTGGTCGTTAGCCTTGAGAAGTTGGTAACTTGGACTACACGACGAAGCAGCCTAACCAGCGCGATGAAAAGTCCCTATTCCGACGAGAGTATGTTTCACTAAGTGGTAATGCGGGTATAGCTCAGTTGGTAGAGCAGTAGACTTTTAATCTATTGGTCCAGGGTTCGAGTCCCTGTGCCCGTACCAAGGTTTTTAATTTCAGTGGGTACAAATTTGTGTCTATCGTTTAACAATGGCGCAGGAATAAATTCTTCCTTAGGTGCCTTGTCAAACATAGGTACAAACTTTTTAACACTTACCCAGCTAGAAGAAGGCTGATACGAACCCTTTGCAAGCTCGTACAGCAATTTAACTCGACTGTTATCATCTTCTAGCATGATTGTATTTAATATGGAGTTGTTAGTTTAGTGGTAAAACCACGGGTTGTGATTCCGTTATCACGAGTTCGATTCTCGTACGACTCCCCAAGTTTTGAGATAGACGGTAGTTTTGAGTCCCTGCCAGTCTAGGTACAGTGGGGTTGACTGTATTGACACTATAGTATGACTGAAGCCGGTATGTTAAACTTGACTATTCGAGACAATCCAGCGAGTCCTCCCAGGAGGATAGTTGGGCTCTCAAAAACCTATTTGCCGATGTAGCTCATCAGGTAGAGCAACGGATTGAAAATCCGTGTGTGGCTGGTTCGAGTCCGGCCATCGGCACCATTCAATGCCCCGCTGGACAAATTGGTAAAGTCGGCTCTCTCAAAAGGAGCAGTTCTCTCGGTTCGAGTCCGAGGTGGGGTACCATGCTCTTGTAGTTAAATGGTATAACGCATCCATGGTAAGGATGAATCAGTAGTTCGATTCTACTCTGGAGCACCAAATAAAATCTGTTCCCTGATAGTGTAATGGTAGCACAACACACTTTGACTGTGTCGGTCTAGGTTCAAATCCTAGTCGGGGTGCCAATTAATATGTAATTGCGTAGTCTTTATATTTTTCTAAAGAAAGTGCAACAAGGTCGTTGATCTTGTCTATTACTGGCTTTGATTTGTTGTGATATACAATTACAGTAATACATTTCTTGCCAGGAGTTACCACATCAACAGTATGTGCCGCTCTAACGTTGTTAATGTAATAGCAACCAGTAGGTGAATGTTGACAGGTATGTATTTCGTCTTGTAAAAATTGGTTAATGTCGGGTGGAACTGCTGGCGGCTGAAAGTATCTAGCAGATATTGCTTCCTGCTCGTCATAGGCTTGTTTAGTTTTTTTAAGAATTAATTTATTTGAAGTATCTTCGTATTCTAAGTTAATTCTTAAACCAAACTCATCTGGGTCTTGGTGCCAAAATCTACCAGTGTAATCACTTTTTACTGGAAGCATTGATATACTGTCAATGTCATCTAATATGATACCAAAAGGATTTAAAAAGTAAGAAGCAAGCCCGGGGAAATGTTTATCAAAGTCTCCTTGCCACCCTTCAAAGGTTCTGTTAAAAGCACTAACAGGTGCCCATGGATAGTTTACTCCTAATGTGCCTTCTCCTAGTTTGGAGCCCATATTCATAAACTCTCTAATTTTCTTGAGTTTAATATTGTGCTCAGTCATCCATGTTTCTAGTTTGCTAGAATCAAATGCTGGTGGGCTATACCATTCCAGCGGAGTGTAAAGGGTGTTGAGTAGTAAAGGGTTCATTCTGTTTCTAACAGTCCTTTTTCAGTAAGGACATTGAATATTTTAGAAAAACTTGGATTACCTAATAATCTAAATGCTAAACAAACTCGCGGCACTGAATTTTTTCTGTTGTCGACAGTATGCCAAGTATCTGTTTTAATTAAAACTGTTCGAGCCAAGCTAGCGGTGTCAACAATATCCCACCCTGCTGGATCGTTCATATCTACTCCTTGTGGATATCCGGCACGAACGCCGTTGCGTAAGTCAAAGTTACCAAGTTGGAACTGATCTTCTCGAACCCAAAAGATTTCACTAAGCTCGCAACCAGTTAGCGGAATATTAATACTGCAATGTCTAGGATCGCTGGCATTGTCAATATGTAACCCGCCAACAACACCTTCCCTGCATATAAAGAGATTAACGTGGTGTATGCCAATATTACACTCTTGGAAGTCTCTTAGCAGTTCAAGTTTAGTACCAAGTTGTTCTTTAATTTCTAAAGTAACAGGGTCCCAATAGTGCCAAGAACGAGTTACAAATCGTCTATCGACCATTTCGGTAATCTTGTCCTTGAAAAATTCAATACATAGTGCAGTATCATCTGCATAGGATTTTTTAAAGTTGTAGCAGTTTTTCATGCTGATATTTATGGTGTAAAAGTTCATAAGTATTAGCCTAATGCCTCCATAGCTCAGTTGGTTAGAGCACCGTCTTGATAAGGCGGGGGTCCATGGTTCAAATCCATGTGGCGGCACCAAATATATCTCGCTGGTGTAATGGCAGCATGTCGGTCTCCAAAACCGTTGGTCGGGGTTCGAGTCCCTGGCGGGATGCCAATTTGACTTAGTCAACAATCTGTAGTATAATAACCCAATAGGAGAATAATATGCCAAGTGTATTTTTGGTAAGTGATACCCATTTTGGTCACATGGGCGTATGTAAGTTTCTCCGTTCAGACGGGGTTACTAAATTGCGGCCATTTGACAATCCAGATGAAATGGATGAACACATGGTTAAAGTCTGGAACGAGCGTGTTAAGCCCACAGATAAGGTTTATCACTTAGGCGATGTTGTAATTAATCGCAAGGCCTTGAACATTATGCGCCGCTTAAATGGCGACAAGGTTTTGATTAAGGGCAATCACGACATCTTTAAGTTAGAAGATTACACGGCTCACTTTAGAGACATTCGTGCTTATCATGTCATGAACGGCTTGATCTTAAGTCATATTCCGGTGCATGAAAGCAACTTGTATCGCTTTGGATGCAACATTCACGGACACTTACATGCCAACCACGTTATGCGTAGCAATGGCTATGGTGGGGAAGTAATTGACGAGCGTTATTTTAATGCTTGTGTCGAAAACCACGACTTTGGTCCTGTATTGTTTGAGGATGCTTTAAAGCAAATTAAAGAACGTGGTGGAGTAGTTGGATTTAGAGATGTTCCCGTAGGGGGTCCGGATTAATCCGGCTCCCTTTTTCTCGCTATAGTTCAATGGATAGAACGGAAACCTCCTAAGTTTCAGATCTGGGTTCGATTCCCGGTGGCGAGACCACTTATTTTGTAAATAATAGATGCAGATAGAAAGCGTCTATACTACAAGCACATTAATAGGAGCAGGCCCTCGCGGAGAATTTGCAGTACATCGCTCAATGAGCGATAATCAAGGGCACCAATATCATACCGTTGAAACTTTTCCTTACTATTCTTACTCTGCCGCTGGGCTAGTTGAAGAAATAAAAGAGGTAGGAAAAAACATTGACGTTAAAGCTTAATCGGTCCTTAACTCAGTTGGATAGAGTGCCTGTCTTCGAAACAGGAAGTCGTGGGTTCGAATCCTGCAGGGCCGGCCATATTATGGATGATTTTGGTCAAATGCATCCAGATAAATGACTAAGTAAACTTGATTAGCAGTTGACACAATAAAAACATTACCGTATAATTGTTATATTGGAGGGCGGGCCGGACGGTAAGGCAGCGGATTGCTAATCCGTACAACGTGTTATAGCGTTGATAGGGTTCGACTCCCTAGCCCTCCGCCAAACAACAAAGAAAGAAAAGCATGTATATTAAACCTGGAAAAACTTTTAAATTAAGCAAGACAGCAAAGCGAATGATTGCACTAAGCGGTGGTACTAACGAACAACGCAATCAACTTAAAAGAATGTTTATCCAGGCCCAGCTTGCTAGAGACGTTATCATCAAACGAGAGCCTAAAGAAGCACGTAAGTAAAATCAAAGCCCCGGTGGCGGAATGGTAGACGCGGTGGTCTTAGAAGCCACTATCGAGAGGTGTAGGAGTTCGAGTCTCCTCTGGGGCACCATCCAAAGGTAATATAATGCCAACAGTTTATACCGAAGTGGAAGTTGATGTAAGTCTTGAAGACTTTGACGATGATGATCTGTTAGATGAAATGGATCGTCGAGGTTTAGGTGCTGAGGTTACTGAAAGCACAGCGACTGAACTCATTAATACCATTTACCAAAAGCGCCGTCTCGGCAAAGATTATGAGAGTGACTTGGATCAACTCATTTACCAAGTTACTGGTAAAATCATTTAAATCAAATCCTCTGGCGTTCGTTCAATGGATAGGACATGATTCTTCTAAAGTCATTATGGGGGTTCGATTCCCTCACGCCGGGCCACTTATTTTAGCACTATGCTTGTCAATTTCAGCACAAGCAAAAACTAAGAAGCCAGAAGTAATCAAAGAGCCTGCTCGTGCAGTTTTAATCTTTGATAAATCTTCAAACACAATAAGAGAAGAAAAGAACATATACCAAGTAATGCCTATTGCTAGCGTTACTAAGTTAATGACGGCGTATGTTGCTCTAGAAAGTCGTGCTAGCTTAGATGAGAAAGTTACCATTCGCAGACAAAAAATCGAAGGTAGCAATCATCTTAAAGAAGGCATGCAAGTAACTCGCAATGAGTTAATTCAATTATCACTTATATCCAGCGATAACCTTGCGGCAAAAATGCTTGCCGTTGCTCATCCACAAGGTTACGATTCTTTCATAGCCGAAATGAATGCCACGGCGCAACGCCTGGGAATGAAAGACACTACTTTCATTGAACCAACTGGTTTACTTCCAAATACAAGCACAGCATGGGATTTACATTTACTCAATACAGCGGTTTCTAAATATAGCATCTTTAGAGATACAGCAATGAGTAAGACCTCTACCCAGGAGGCACAAAACAAAAAAGGTTTATGGCAAAAGTTAGTCATTAGAAATACTAATGCGTTTGCAGGTGACTATGACATCAAAGTAGGCAAGACTGGATTTACTAATCCGGCAGGTTGGTGTATTAGTATGCTAATCAGACATCAAGGACAAGAGTTTGATATCATTGTCCTTGGTAGTCCTTCTAAGAAAGTTAGAAACGATTTAGTTTCAAACAAGCTTAACAATTACATGAGTTGGATTACAACCAACGCGGTAATTAAGAAGATTGAAATTATTGATCCTGTTGAGATTTTAGTACCCGTTCCATAACTTCGTCCCACGAAAGTAAGAAACGCAAGCTAATAATAAATCTAGGATGCATACCATTCCAATTTAGTGCATGTAGTATATCTGTTCTAACAAAACTACCATATTTGTTTACCTTGGCTAAATTATTACATCTCCATGGTGGCTCTTTAAGGATATCCCATCGTTCAGCCGACGTATTTCCTTTAACTTGAAGTCTTGCGGCAGGCTTACCATTTGGGCGCATGAATAGAACTTCTTCGACCAATGGATGATAACGGTCCACATCCCACCAAACCATTTCTTGATCTTCGTCACCGCTAGCCAGTATGTTAAATCTAACAGGAACATCTCTTTTTGCCCCGTCGACTCCTTTGTTAGATCCTTCGGGAACAGTGGTATCTATATGCGGATTACCCCTTGGATCAGCAAGAGGGGCATTAAGTTTTTTATAAATGAAAAACTGTAAGTCGGGTTTAGGAAGATTGTATTTTTCTACAAACTTTAATATTTCTTCCCATGCTGGACTACTTTCCCATTTTACAAGTTCTTGCTCGTTGTCGATAGGAACAAGTCCTGCAAACGGTTGTGAATTCTTTTGAAAGTCTTCTATCATTACAGCTGAATGTTTTTCGATCCACTCTAGCGCACTCTCACTGAAAGAAAACGGAACAGTATAGTAAGGTAATTTCATAATAATATTTACCACTAATGAGGCTTGACTTTTATGGTATAAATATTGTAAACTGTACGCTACTGGAGATTTTATGATTGTACATATTAATGTAGGTGTTTCAAAAGAAAACGGCAAATGGGTAGGTCGCTGGCAAACCCAAAATTGTACTAATACAAATTTTACATGCCAAGAATGCACCGACCCCGAGCACGAAGTTTTAGCTAACCGCAGAGAAGAACTAGAACGAAAACTTGATAAAGCCCTTCGTTTGGCATTTCCAAAAGCAAGTTATATTGTTCAGCACAGGGCCTAATACTAATGCGAGACTTGGACTTTGAAAGGCGTTTTTATAATCGCCTATTTGCTGGTGTGGGCCTAGCATTTATTTTGGGCCTACTGAGCATTTTCTTTGGCCTCGAACTGCTATTAATCAGTGAGTTTTGGGCCACAAATCAAGGCGCATTTTGGACCTTACAAGGACTCTGGACCATAGTCCTAAGTGTGGTCCTTGCGTCAATATTTAAATTAGCTCAAAAGTCATAAGGTTGACATCCGGAGCACCTTACACTATAATCATAGTATTCGACCGCTTAGGAGAGTAATATGCTTTGTAAGTTAGCCCTAGTTTTTAGCTTTGCCTTAACAGGTTGTTCTTCTACCAATGCATTCAATGCATCGGATATTGAATATTTCCAGCCACCTATTGTAACATCTGTTGCACCAGAGCGTCCTCTAAATTCTTATAGCCTTTACAATAATACAATCAAGGTAGATCTTGCACCCATGAAGGATATTGTTCCTTCATACAACGGCAAAGGCAATTTGCTTGCCAGTTGGAACCCACACCCTGCAGGCATGAAAGGCCGTCCTACTTTTGTGTTTGTACACGGCGGCCATGGACTTGGTACCTTAGACTTTGCGTCAGCAGTTTGGGCACGTAAAGAGCTTGGGGCTAACACACTTGTCCTTGACAGCTATTGGTCGCGCGGACGACAGGAGAACTGGCAAACATACAACAGCTATGGCGCTAACATGCGTATGCTAGATGCTATTGCCGCGGCTAAGTGGCTACAGACCCAGGGCGTTGATAAAGATAAAATATTTCTAATGGGTGGTAGCCAAGGTGGTTGGACTGTAATGCGTACATTTACCGACGAGCCTTGGATTCGAGAACAAACCAAAGGACTATATCGAGGCGGCATTTCTGTTTACCCAGTTTGCAACAGCAAAGGATACCGAGACGATCCTACACTTGGTCCTTATACTGTACCTGTTTTAGTTTTTACAGGTGGCGCAGACGATGCTACACCGCCCGATCGTTGTCCTTCAAAAGTGTTTACACAATCTGCAGGTTGGACACATTATCCAGACGCTACACACGGGTTTGATACTGCTAACCGTGGAGCGCACACACCAGCAGTAGACGGCGAGTGTGGTCGCGCCGCAAACATTTACAATAGATTCAAAGTATGTAGATCTGATTCTGCTACCTTTGATATGCAAGACAAAATTAAAAAGTTTGTCTTTGATTTAACTAATGGCAAAAATTAATACACCTCTTCCACAAGGCAAATGGTTAAAAGATAAAAAGATTGAGCATTGGCTCCGCTTTAAAAAATTTCACATGATGGAAGATGCAAGCGGTAGCGAGCATATCTATGTACAGCAAGAGTTGCGTAAAGCAATGGAAGAAGCAACAGCAATACTAAACGAACATAAGATTAATATTGCTAACATATACTCTGAGAATTTCCTTGATCATAGATATTATGATAGGGTTTATTGTGTTGCTATCGGCTTTGATTGTATAGAAGATTTAGCAATGGCTAAGTTGGTGCTGAAGGTTGATGATTTTCAATAACAGCCCATTTTCCTTTGGGGCATCTAGTTGACTTAAAGCTTGCCTTGGCAGGAAGAAAGCACCAACACTTGCTACAAGAAACAACAGCCGGTACATAAAATTCGCACTTAGTACAAATATCTAACCGTCTTTGTTTTTCAGTATCAGGTACACGTTCTAGCATTGGATATTTATTTTGAAAAGAGTGCTATTAAAAAATTTAAGGCTAGGCGACCCCGACGATGTAGAAATATATGCGGCCGCGGCTGTTTGGGATTGGACACAACAGCCCGATGGTAAGAGGGTAGTTGAACAGTTTGGCATTACTACAGATAAAATGTACTATACCAATGGGCCTATGTTGTCCTACAGTATTACAGTTGACATCTGGGCCGATGTAGAAGAAGAAACAGAAATTTTATTAAAGTTGTCCGGATTGTGTCAACAAAGATAACAGCCAGTGCGTTATAATAGTATACAGACAATAATGTGTGTATAAGTTTCTAACTTAAGGAGATATCCATGAAACTAGTATCCGCTTTAATCGCTTCTTTGTTTGCCGCTAGCGCATTCGCCGCAGAACCAGCTAAGGCTCCTGCAACACCAGCCCCAGCCGCAAGTGCTCCAGCACCAGCTAAAGCTGAAGCCAAGAAGGACGAAAAGAAAGCCGCACCCAAGGCTGACGCCAAGGTGGACGCCACTAAAAGCGCCGCCGCGGATAAGAAAGCCGAAGCTCCTAAGAAGTAATCCATTACGTCTTTCGCTCATTAAATTATCTGATCTTGAACCATCAGATATTGTAATTGAGGACGAGGACATATATGTTGGATATCGACGTCCTGGGCTTGTTACTGAAAAGAAACTTTATGCACCCGACGAAGAATTACCCGATCATATTAAATGGAGGCTGTTCTTAGCCAGGCAAGTAGCTTTAATGAAGTACCGGGAAGTTAGGGGCTAAATGCCCCTTCTTCCTTGATAAGTATAGCATAGGGAGGATATATTATGGCATATAGTGATAAAGTAGTTGATCATTACGAAAACCCCCGCAACGTGGGTTCCTTTGACAAGGGCGACGAATCGGTAGGTACTGGCATGGTGGGTGCGCCTGCTTGCGGTGACGTTATGAAACTACAAATCAAAGTTGAAGATGGAATTATTACAGACGCTCGTTTTAAAACATACGGGTGTGGTTCTGCTATTGCTAGCTCTAGTCTTGTAACCGAGTGGGTTAAAGGCAAAACTCTCGACGAAGCCGCAAGTATTAAGAACAGCGCCATTGCCGAAGAACTAGCATTACCACCAGTTAAAATTCACTGCTCAATATTAGCAGAGGATGCAATTAAAGCCGCAGTAGAAGACTACCGCAAAAAACATTAAACATGAAAAAAAGAAACTATACACAAGAAGATGTTCAACGACTACAAGGTAGCGTACAGATTGAACACACATTAGCAAAACGTGGCGCACATAAGTTGCGCGAATTATTAGACAACGAACCATTTGTTGCTACACTTGGTGCTTACAACGGTCAGATGGCTGTTCAACATGCTAAGGCAGGCTTAAAGGCAATTTACTTGAGCGGCTGGCAAGTTGCTGGTGCAAACAACACAGCAAACCAAACCTATCCAGACCAAAGTCTGTATCCTGTTGACTCGGTGCCTAAGGTTGTAAAAGGTATCAACAATGCTTTCCGTCGAGCAGATCAAATTCAAGCAATGGAGACATTTGATAACCCAATGCTTGCAGACACCCCACAAACAGATTACTTCCTTCCAATCGTAGCAGATGCAGAAGCAGGCTTTGGTGGTGCGTTAAACGCATATGAACTAATGGCCGCAATGATCGAGGCAGGCGCTGCCGGCGTTCACTTTGAAGATCAATTGGCGTCAGAGAAGAAATGTGGCCACTTAGGTGGCAAGGTTCTTGTACCGACAAGTCAAATGATTCGCACATTAAATGCCGCACGATTAGCCGCGGATGTTGCTGGCGTTGATACTGTTATTATGGCTCGCACTGACGCAGAAAGTGCTACACTAATCACTAGCGATCATGATCCGCTGGACAAGGATTTTATTATCAATGAAAGAACAGAAGAAGGATTCTATAAGTTTAAAAACGGTATTGAAGCTTGCATCAACAGAGGACTTGCCTACGCTCCTTATGCTGACCTACTATGGTTCGAGACCTCAACTCCAGACATTAAGCAAGCCAAAAAGTTTGCAGACGCTATTCATGCTCAATATCCTGACCAAATGCTTGCTTATAATTGCAGTCCTAGTTTTAATTGGCGCAAGTTCTTAAGCAAAGAAGAATGTGAAACATTCCAACGTGAACTAGGTGAACTAGGCTACAAGTTCCAGTTCATTACATTAGCAGGCTTCCATTCGGTTAACCTTGCTACATTTAGTTTAGCTGAACAGTATAAAGAACGAGGAATGGCTGCTTATTCTGATCTACAACAATTAGAATTTGCCGCAGAATCCCGAGGCTTTACAACAGTTAAACATCAACGTGAAGTTGGTGTTAGTTATTTTGATGCAATTAGCACAGCAGTTGGCGCCAAGTCAACAGTTGCTAATACTCATTCAACAGAAGCAGATCAATTCTAATGATTCAAGTAACAGAGCAAGCCGCAAAGAAGATCCAAAGTATGCTAAAGCGTCGTGGATCGGGACTTGGCATCCGCTTGGGTGTCAGGACCACTGGTTGCTCTGGACTTGCTTATGTGCTAGAATATGTTGACGCACCACAGTCTGGAGACGAGTCATTTGAATGTGCT